ATAGAATAAGAAGTCAATCACCAAGCGGAAGTATGAATTACGGTCCATCAGGATATGAAGGTATGAGTGATGCAGCAAGTGACCAAGAAAGATCTGAAGGCGGTAGAGGCAGTAGAGGATAATGGCCGAAACTCTATTCACAGATATACTTACGCGATTAAGACCGGGTTATGCAAATGGTGGAACAAACAATAAAACAGGATTTGCTACACAAGGAATTAGACAATCTCAATTAAATAAAATAACTCTCCTAAAAGATATTTTAACACAATGGAAAGACGGAAAGTTAAAGGGAAAGCTTGTAGATAATATATATCGAAGAGATAAACATTTAAGAGGATTTTTAAGAGATTTTTTAGATAATAAAACAACTTTTTATAATCCTCAACAAGGTTTAAGAAATTATATTAGTATTAAAGAAATAAAAGATACAGTAGGTGCAGATAAATTTACAGAATTAAAAGAGTCAGTAACTAAAAGCGCTGGTATAAAATCTAGAACTCAAGCTACTGGAATTGCAACAGCTAAAATTAAAAAAGCTCAAATGCAAAGTGATGTTTTAAAATTAAATAAAGATCCTGTAATAAAAAGATTAATTAAGACAGGTGTAGGATTAAGTAAAAATATTATAACAGACTTAACAGAAAGGGCTCAAACAGTTTTAAAAACCGATAGCCCTAATTCTGCAATTAGAAGACTGCAGATTTTAGGTGAACAACTTGCCGAAAAAAATCAAGGTAATCCTCAAGTAATAAAAAAATTAAGAAGAGCAGGAGCTTTTGTAGGTCAACCTAAACTATCAGCAGGTAAAAAAACTTCTGTTGCTTTAGGCCAAAAAGAAAATTTTGTAGACAGAACTTTACGAGACATTGCAAAAAAATTAAAGGCTAATAATATTAGAGGTTATAATTTAGATGAAATATATGGTGGAACATCTTCTGGTTACAGAGGCTCTCATCCATATGGAGTTTTTGGTCAAATTATAAAAGGTGGAAAGGTTAAACCTAATACACTTACAATAAACAAAGAGTTGATAAATCAAGCAAAAGGATTTGGTTTAGATTCTGCAAAAAGTAGAGTTGAAGAAAAATTACAAAATCTTGATTCGGAGTATAAAAATTATAAGGAACGTAAAACAAGAATACCATCAAGACAAGGTGCTTATACAGACTACAAACCAGGATTAAGTAAAAAACAATTTCAGTTAAAGATTATGAATGACTTTAACAAACAAGCTCTAAAATTTAAAAGAGCAAACAAAGTTGCAGTTCCTTTGTTTAGTGACAAACCTCCAAGTCAAACTGTTGGAGATTATAAAAATTTTAAAAACCCTAAATCTAAATTTTACTTTCAGATAGGAGAGGGTCGTCATCTTTCTGATGCCATGGACGATGTTTATAAACAACATGGATACTCTTTAAAAGTTCCTAAAAATACAGGAACTTTAAAAACTATTTTAAAAGATTTAGATAATCCAAATGTAATTAATAATTTAAAAAATAAAGTAGGTGCAAATAGATTATTATCTACAGTAGGTATTCCAACTCCTGATATGATTGCAAGATTAATTCCTGAAATAACAAGTCCTCTTGCAGTAGATTATAACAATATGCAACTAGGCACAGGAAAACTAGCAAAGGCAGCAGGTGTTGCAAAAAATATTGTAAAAGTTGGAGGCAAAGCTTTAGGATTAGCAGCAATACCTCTTGAGGTAGCCAACATGCTTAACATGAGAAAACAAGGTAAGACAACAGCTGAAATTTTAGGCTCACCTTTTTTCTTGTCAGGAAGAATTGGAGAAGCACAAGACCTTATGAAGATGACTCCTCTTGAAAGACAGGCTGTAAGTGAACAACAAATAGCTGGTGATGAGTCGATGTTGGATACAGATTTTTACACACCAAGACAAGAAGGCATAGAATCTGTTGATATTGAAGCTGTACAAGAAAGAGTTAGAAAACAAAGAGAAGCTGAAGAACAACAAAGAGCTTTAGAGAGATCAAAAGGTTCAGGCTTTACATACCCAAATATGTACGGTATAAATTCAGTCAAAGGTGTAATTTAATAATAGGATAGAGAATATGGTAGATAGTATAGATAAGTCATTGCCCAACACAGTTGAGGAAGTTAAAGATACAGAGTTTCAAGAAAAAGAAGTAGCTGTTCCCGGTTCAGAAGAAGTTATTACAACAGACACAAGTGAAGTTGTTATGGATGAAACTGGAGGAGCAGAAGTTACTTTTGATCCTACAACTAGTACAGATAGAAGCACAGAAGGTCACTTTGCAAATTTAGCAGAAGACATGTCTGATGGTGAGTTAGAATCTTTAGGTTCAACTCTTTTTGATCAATACACAGAGTACAAAGAATCAAGAGCAGATTGGGAACAATCTTATAGAGAAGGTTTAGAATTATTAGGTTTCAAATACGAGAGAAGAACAGAACCCTTCAAAGGTGCATCAGGTGTTAATCACCCTGTACTAGCTGAAGCGGTTACACAATTTCAAGCAACAGCTTACAAAGAATTATTACCAAGTGATGGTCCAGTAAGAACACAAATTTTAGGTGCTATCAATGTTGAAAAAGAAGAACAATCTAAACGTGTTAAAAATTTTATGAATTATCAACTTATGGATAAGATGAAAGAATATGAACCAGAGTTTGATCAAATGCTTTTCTATCTACCCCTGTCCGGTTCTACTTTTAAGAAAGTTTATTATGACGATCTTTTAGGTAGAGCCGTATCTAAATTTGTACCGGCAGAAGATTTAATTGTACCTTATTCAGCAACATCATTAGATGACACAGATGCTATTGTACATGTAATTAAAATTTCTGCTAATGAATTAAGAAAACAACAAGTTGCAGGTTTTTATAGAGATGTAGAATTAGGAGAACCTCCTGTAACATCAAATGAATTATCAGATAAAAAATTAGAACTAGAAGGTATTACAAAAGATGGTCAAGAAGATCACATACACTTTTTGAAATGCACACTAATTTAGATTTAGAAGGTTATGAAGATGTTAATCAAGATGGTGAACCTACAGGAATTAAATTACCTTACATTGTAACGTTTGCAGAAAACAATCAAACTGTTTTATCAATTAGAAGAAACTATCAAGCAACAGATCCAATGAAAAAGAAAATAGATTACTTTGTGCAATTTAAATTTTTACCTGGAACTGGTTTTTATGGTTTTGGTTTAATTCACATGATTGGTGGTTTAACTAGAACTGCAACTGCNGCNTTAAGACAATTATTAGATGCAGGTACATTAGCTAACTTACCAGCTGGTTTTAAAACTAGAGGATTAAGAATTAGAGATGATGCACAACCTTTACAACCTGGNGANTTTAGAGATGTNGATGCACCTGGTGGAAACATCAGAGATCAGTTTATGCAANTACCATTTAAAGGACCAGATCAAACATTACTTTCATTAATGGGTATAGTTGTTCAAGCAGGCCAACGCTTCGCGTCTATCGCAGACTCACAAGTAGGCGATATGAATCAACAAGCTGCCGTGGGTACAACTGTTGCATTATTAGAACGTGGTTCACGTGTAATGTCAGCGATTCACAAAAGATTATACGTTGGTCTAAAACAAGAATTTAAATTATTAGCAGAAGTTTTTAAAACTTATTTACCAGCTGTATATCCATACGATGTTGTTGGAGCTACAAGAAATATTAAAGTTCAAGACTTTGATGATAGAATAGATATTATTCCAGTTGCTGATCCAAACATATTTTCTCAAACACAAAGAATATCTATGGCTCAAACACAATTACAACTAGCTCAAACTAATCCACAAATACACGATCTATATCAAGCATACAGATCTATGTATGATGCAATCGGTGTTAAAAATATAAATGCAATTTTACCACCACCAGCACAACCAACGCCTTTAGATCCATCGTTAGAAGAAATTGCTGCAATGGGTATGAAACCTTTTCAAGCTTTTCCAGGTCAAGATCACAAAGCACACATTGATTCACACTTAAATTTTATGCAATCTAATATGGTACAAAATTCACCATCTGTTATGGCTGCACTACAGAAAAATATTCTAGAGAGAATTAGTTTAATGGCTCAAGAACAGATTCAATTAGAATTTTCTCAAGAATTAATGCAAGCACAACAAATGCAAATGATGTTACAACAAAATCCACAGAACCCACAGTTGATTGCGCAAGCTCAAGCACTAACAAATAAGATTAATGCAAGAAAAGCACAATTGATTGCTGAAATGACTAAAGAATATATGGATGAAGAACAAAAAATTATGGGTGAGTACAGTGGTGATCCATTAATTAAGTTAAAAGCAAGAGAAGTTGACTTAAGAGCTAAAGAAAATGAGAGAAAAGCTAAAGATGATCAAGAGAGAATTGATTTAGACACTGCAAAAGCACTTATGAATCAAGAAAATCAAGAAGATAAGCTTGTTCAAAATGAAAAACTAGCAAAATTAAGAGCAAGTGTGTCATTAGCTAAACAAGGCATGGCAGACAAGAGTAAAATTCACGATTTTGGTAGAAATTTCGGAAAAAAATAGATATAATTAATACAAGGAGATAAATATGAGTAAAGATTGGCAAAGAGGTTCAACA